AGCGCCCGCCGGCAATCCGCAGAACTTGCGGAACCTCGAACCGCCTTGCCCGAGATGCGACTCGGCGATTTTGAGCAATTCGAAATTATTCTTCCCCATTCTCGACCACCTCCGAATCAGCTGGCTCCTCTGCCGACATATAGACGTGCTCGGCATATTCCGCCTCAGGGAGTCCCGTTGCGACGCTTGTCAGAATCGACAGTATGCCCGACAGGAGCGAGGCCGAAACGACGACTCTCCAATTCACGTCTGACATAACAGCAGCCGTCCCGATAACAGAGACGGCTGTCTGACAAACAGTACGGAGTGCCCTGATGAGGCTTGCACGTATGAATGTGTTAGTCATTGTTTTTCCTTTCTTATGTAAAAGTAACTGTTCCGTTCAAATCATCTGCTACAATTACCCCTTGATTGGTAAACGCACCCGAGAAGGATGCTTGTAAACGGATTTGCCCTTTTGGGCGAATTACGTTCATCGTTGTCAGCGTCTGCGATGGAATTGACGCAGATTGCGCACCGCTGTAGATGTTGCCCGAATTGATATGCACCGTTACGTTTACCCCGTCTGCTATAGGCTTGCCGAGGTCAAGGTAAAATACTCCACCATTTCGAGCAGAAATCGTTCTTCCAAACATCCCAAACGGAGAAAGGCTTAAAGTCTCTCCCGCCTTGAAAGCATCTGCTTTAATTGTGCTTGTTGCCATATATCATGGCGTTAGGTTAATCTGTGAAATAGACTCCGCCAACTGCGTAGTAAGCACCATTGGATAATGCGGACAATGTACACAGAGAGCCTTGTGCGTTGATGTTGAAGCCCACTATTGTAGCACCGCTTGAAGCGCATCCTGCAAGTGGTACGCTTGTATTACCCGTAGGAACGGGAAAGCCCGTTGCGATAGCTGCGCCTGCTGTCAATGACAGTTCCGTTCTGAATCTGCCACTGACAAACACTGTGTTGCCCACCTTTATCCACCTTACTGTGTTGTTCGAAATCCTTGCTTGGTAGATATTTGAATCGTGCCAATGCCTGTATCCGAATAAGTTAGTTGAGTCCATTTTGATTTCACTTGTCATGCCTTTCTCGGCAAGGCTGGCTGTTAGTTATTTCCCATATACCCATCGAACCTCAAAGTTTCCAGCTCCCGCCTGTCCGCTGTATGCGTTATAGTACGCAATTCGCCAACCACTCGAGTATAATAAGGAAACTTGTAACGCTGGGTCATTTGTCATAGCAATTAGCGAGATTAAGGTTTCGCCCTCTTGTGCTGCTGGCAACGTAAAAGCGACAGTCCCATAACCGTGTCCCGCTATTGTACCGTGTGCGACTTGGATATTTCCCACTCGCACCTTTTCTGATATCAAACTAACAGCCATAGGAGTCACCTCCTATCGTCAGCCTATGCCTCTGACCTCCTTTCGGAAGTCTCGGAGACAAGCCTTTCCCTAACGCTTGCCTCCTTTCTGTATAACGCTGTACCCCCCCCGAGGGTTACGATAATCTTTTCCATGTTATGCCTCCTCTGTCGGTTCTACCGGTGCTGTCTTTGCCTCCCAATACTCGCCCTTGAGGCCGAGGCCCTTTCCGTCGAGTATCTGCACCATCACGTAATCAGTATCGGCGTCCTTGCCGTAAGCGTATGCTCCGAGATATGCGTGATAACTCTGAGCTGCTGCGTCGAGTGTGTCCTTAACGACTACGCCCTTTTCGATGGTTCCTTTGGTTCTCTTAATTTCTACGAGAAAATACTTGTCCATTTGTTACGCCCTCCTATCGAGACATATTGAGATATAACGTAAGCGTTGTTGACCCGCTTATCGAGCCGGATATCGTCAGCGACCCGTCCTGAGTCGTGACCGTCCAATCGCCCGTTTGCGCTGACGGTGTGCCGAGAATGGAATTAACAACGACATGATCTGCGCTGATTCTCTCGTCGGTTATTGTCTGAGGAAGTCCCGAAAAAGACGGAACTGTCAGCACCAGCGTCTCGAGCCCCTCGATCGTGCTATTTACGACCTCTGCGATCTGGTCAAATGTGACTGTAGCGCCTGACAGGTTTATTTGATAAAGCGGGAAATCTACCTGAGTAGCACCCGAATCGATATTACCTGTCGAATATGTAGGAGCGACAGGCTGGTTCGGTGTAGCGACCTCTGTGCCCTTGAGCACCATAAGCGACGCCGTGTCGACCTGTGACGTATTGTCGTGCTCGAACCTCATAACGACCAGATCAATACGGGAATAGTTATTCGCACACGTATCGACCGACAGCGTCTCCTGTGTTACCTGTATCTGATGGCCTTGCATCGAAATGAGGCCGTCAAGGATGGTAAAACTGTTAATATCCGGCATAGATCCGGCAAGATGGTTCCCGTCGGAAAGAATGTAGCTGTCCGGCCCGAATGCCGAGCGATAAACGGCAGCGTCCATAGCCGGCGTGATGTGCCTCGTCCCGGTATAGCCGGTTATAATATTTGCGCCCATTAATTAACCTCCTACATTAAAACTCGAGTTTTATATTCATAGTTCTCTATCTGATAGTCGCCGAAATTCTCGCAACGCCAAATTATCGACGTTATCTCCGCTGATACGGTTTCGCCCGTCAGGACGTCTCTCGCTCCGATAATGTCGGAGAGTTGTATATCCAAGTCGTTAATTGTTACCTCGATCTGTTCGTGATTGTGGATCAGCTCGAGAAAATGCTTTCGCCCATCTGCAAGTAAGTTCTCCGATGAGGAGAAATCATACGCCGCAACAGGATAAGCTCCAGCAATTGGTACCTGTGAAATGTTCCAATCGTCGTCTGCGTATAGCTTAATCACCTCACGGTCTTTTAACTCACCCGAACCGAGGCAGATAAGCTCTTTCGGCGTGTTGCCGTCTCTGGTGATCGTCAGCTGGATCTTGTTGTTATAGTCCTGTGAGACCTCGACAACGTTCCGCAAGTCTCGAGCCTGAACTACTGACAACGTTGCGGTTCCTCCGTATCCGTCCGAGTTCCAGACGATACCGAGACGCAGATCAGATTGTGCAGCGCTTACAAGATTTGAAGCGCCCTCGAATGTCGAGACATATCGAGCAAACTGATACGTATTCCCGACGTATGGAGTGTCCTCGACGGTGATGTACGGTCCCATTGGCAACTTACGCAGCGACGTCGCAAGGTTACCCGATACAACGAGATAATCCTGTCCTGATGGCGGTTCAATTATCCATTGATCGAGGCAACCTCTCCACGTTCTGCCTGTGTACTTGATAGTATTGTCTGCTATGTTTATTTCGGATCCGCTTATCTCTCCCCCATACTCGGTACCGTCGACATAGACGATCGTGCTGATCTCGTTCTCTGCCCAGAGCAGACCGCTCTTGTCTGTCGGGAGAACTTGGATGATCTCGAACTCATTCGTCACATAGTCGAGGTCTGTCGAGATATCAAACGTTGCCTCGAAATTAGAGAGGTAACCGCTTGTGGATCCGTTTGCGTCTGTTCTCACATAAATCAAATCCATGTCGGTTCACTCCTCCGTTCAATTGTCGTAAAGTCGAAACGGATCTGTCCGAAAGATAGATCTGTATGTTTTCCAAGCGTCAGGAACGGGCTGTGTGTCTTGTCTCTGTAAACGAATGCGTCCGTAGCTGCTCCGTTCGATGCAAGGATCTCAATTGTTTTTACGTTACCGTTCGAAACGATGTGCAACCGCTCCGTTGCGGATATCTCGACGTTGACTTGTATAGGATTGTTATTCAGATAGATAACCGGGTTCGTTGCCGGGCCGTAAATCATGACCTCGTATCCGTTGCCCGTGCCAGGTAAATCGATACTGTCTGCGTGCGATTCCGGCTGCGAATAGCCGTAGTTGTAACCACGTCCGAGCAATCCATCGACGAATGTGTAATCACGTCCCAAATCCTCGCCTCCGAGGCCTCCGCCCGGAACACCGTTATAGCTGCGTATCTTCGTCCTGATCCACGTCGAATTAACTGACCTGACACGGAATGTTGCCTTGCGGTCTACGCTGAGGCCGTACTCATACGATGCCTCGACGATGTAACACGGCAGCCTCCACCCTCTCAGTTCGAGATAGCCCGGCTCGTTCGCAAGGACATCCGCCGAGAATATATCGCACAGAACGTCGTGTGCTTGGAGATAATCCGATGCGATCCCGATAACAAGCTCATACTCGACCTTGTCACGGTAGAATGTATTGAGCGTTCCGAATTGCTCATTAAAGCCCCAGAGCCAATCCTTTAAATCGGATGGCTCTGAGTAATACGGATATTCGTTTAATGTCAGCTGGAGGACGTTGTTCCTGTCGTAGTAGTATATTTTGTCTCTCATGTCTGTCCTACCTTACTAAACTGTTGACGTAACGGCCCGCCCAGATTCCGTCGACCTTGAAATTCTTTTCTTTCTGAAGTTCCTCATAGATCGCTAACAGGATCCTCGTCTGCTGCTGCATGATGGCGTTGCCCGGTGCATTACCGAAATCGACCATCTCTTGCAGTTTGCTTATCGGCATTATCGCCTCAGGCCCAGCCTCTCCGACACCGTGCAGACGTCCGTCCGCTCCGGCTAACAGAGTCGGCTGATCAAATATTCCGCCTCGAGCGTGCCAACTGATATCGAACGTCGGAACCTTTACGCTCTTGTCGCCGACCTTGACCTCTTTCGAGCCAACGTCAACCTTAGGTATCTTGAGGCTGAACACCTTACCGAGTTTAATAGGGAACTTCGATTTTATCTTGTCGATGATGCTCGTAATGGTATCCTTTGCGCTCTGGATCGGCTCCGTGATAGCCGTCTTGATGCTGTTCCATACCGACGAGGCCGTGGTCTTGATAGTGCTCCATGCAGAGGACAGAGATGCCATGAGCGATGCGACCTTGCCCGTTACGTTGTCTTTCAGACTTTGCCATGTGTTGACGACGGAGTTCTTCAAGCCGTTGACCAGCGCAGAAACCGACGTCTTGATGTTGTTCCACGTAGCGATCAGATTAGCCTTTAACGCAATTACTTTCGCTTTAATCGTGTCCCAATTCTTATAGAGCGACACGCCTATTGTTATCAGCATTGCGATGACTCCAATCGCAAGAGTTATCGGCCCGGCAAGGCCAGCGATAACAGGCCCAGCGACACCGATCAAGCCAATAATGGAGCCAATACTCGACGCTAACGTTCCGAGGACAACAAGAACAGGCCCGATTGCTGCAACGATAAGTCCGACGACCGTTATAACCTTTTGAGTCGACGGAGGCAGCTCGTTAAACTTGTTGACCCACTCCGTTATTTTCTGAATAATCGGCGTGATTATCGGCAACAGATTTGTGCCGATAGCCGTTGCGAGGTCTTGTATGGACGCTTGGAATATCTTGGTACTGTTTGCCGTTCCGTTGCTCGTCCTCGAGAAATCGCCCTGAGCGTCTTTAGTCTTTGCAAGGACGTACTGATAACGGAGCATGGTCTTTTGCGTCTGATCCATTTCTCCCCAAACGAGGCCCTGATCCGCTGCGAACTTCTCGAGGTTCGTGTCGGTCATTACTACGCCGAACTTCTTGAGCGCTTCAGACTCGCCCGTAAATATGCCCTCGAGAGCCTTTGCGGATTCGTCTACTCCGACATTGAAGTAAGAGCCAAGATCGGCAGATAGTCCAGCGAGAGTTGTCGACATCGACGCTGCCTCTGACTCAGACAAACCAATGCCCTTACCGAGCGCACCGAATGCAGACGCTGCGTCCGTCGCTTGCACTTTTGAGAGGCCGAACTCCGTCCGGGCATTGTTCGCCCATTCCTTAACCGACTCCGAATTGCTGCCGAATGCGACGTCGAGTTTGTTGAGATTCTCCTCATAATCAGACGCATACTTTGCAGCGACCGTGTAGCCGGCAACGATCGGAGCCGTTACTTTCGTCGTCATGGTCTGTCCGACGTTGGTCATTTTGTCGCCGATCTCTTTGAGCTGCGACGAGAGCGCTTTGAGGTTAGCGTTGCCGATTTCTCGGAGCTGGCCCTTAAACGTCTTTAGTTTGCTTTCCGACTCGATGATCTCTCTCTGTAAATTTCTGTACTCCTCCGCCGTCATTTCGATTTCGCCGGAGTCGACTTGCTTTTGAGTATTCTTGAGGACGTCGAGTTTGTCTTTCGTCTCGGAGATTTTCTGCTTCAAGAGGTCTTGTTTTTGACGCCACAACTCGACGCTCGATGGGTTGA